CCTGAATTTTATACTTTTAAAAATATTGTTTTAAATCTTAAGGCGATAAAGTGCAATTACAACGGCATTTTATCGCTTTTTTTACCCTTTCAACATCACGAAAAGGTACTTTGTTTAAAACAAATTCACGATCTATTCTATTCACTTAATCTTGATACTTGGAAGATTGATAGAATTTGGGAGTATCTTAATGGCGATATCGAATATGAATTACTCCTAGATATAGTAAATAGACAAAATTGCAAATAAATGATATAATTATTTCGAATTAAGAAAGTAGGTGATATAAGTGGCTAAAATGAATGAATGGTTAGAACCTGATAAACTTATATTACTTGAAGGATGGGCTAGAGATGGCTTAACAAAAGAACAAATTGCTCATAATATTGGAATTGGAAGAACTACTTTATTTGAATGGGAACAAAAAGAGCCGAACATAGCGAACACTTTAAAAAAAGGTCGTGAAGTTGTAGATTTTGAAGTTGAAAATGCTTTACTTAAAAATGCATTAGATGGTAATGTTACTGCACAAATATTTTGGTTAAAAAATAGAAAGAAAGAACAATGGCGAGAAAAAGTTGAAAATAACGATGAAGAAAAAGAAATTCAAAATGCAAAAGATATTATTGTTAAAATAAGGGAAGTTGCTAATGAACAACGAAATTGAATTAAGCAAAAAGCAAGTTGAATATATAAATAATGCTAATCATCGTTGGAATGGTAAAGTAGGTGCAACTCAATGTGGTAAAACTTATGTTGATACATTGTTTGTTATTCCTAATAGAATAATTGAAAGAATTGACAAAAAAGGATTAAATTTTATTGTCGGTGTTTCAAAAGAAACTATCACAAGAAATATTATTGAGCCATTACAAGAAATATATGGTAACAAGGCTGTAACCGATATAAATAGCAAAAATGTTTCTACAATGTTTGGCGAAAGAGTTTATTGCTTGGGTGCTGACAATGTTGGTAGGGTTGCAAAGTTTCGTGGTGCAAGAGCAAAATATATTTATATAGATGAAGTTTATGATATAAATAAAGAAGTATTTGAATTATTAAAATCTCGTTTATCGTTTGAATATTCTGTGTGTGATTTTGCAGGAAACCCACAAGCACCAACTCATTATGTCGAAGAATTTATAAATAGTAATGTTGATATTTATTTACAAAGATATACAATATTTGATAACCCGTTTTTACCAAAAGTATATGTAGAGAACCTATGCAAAGAATATGAAGGCACAGTTTATTATAATCGTTACATTTTAGGTCAAGCAGCAAATGCCGAAGGGCTTATTTATACAAGGTTTGCAAATGAGCCAACAAAATATATTTATACAAAGAAGAAGCAAGATGGAACTTATGACTTACCTAGTGGCATAACTGTAATTGGTATTGACTATGGTGGCACAAAGTCAGGTCAAGCATTTGTATGCACTAGAATAAGTGCAGATTATAGGCAAATTATTGTTCTTGGAAGTGAAAAACATTATGGAGATATTGACCCTGATGATTTGGAAGAATTAGAAATACAATTTGCAAAAAAGATGATTTATAAATACAACACAGAAATTGATTATATGCTTCCAGATAATGAAGAAGTTGTACTTATTCGTGGACTTAAAAGGCGAGTACAAGAAGAAGGCTGGAACACAATAGTTCGTGGTTGTACAAAAGAGCCAATAAATGATAGAATTGATTGTGGGCGAACAATGATTTCTTATGGCATACTTTCTTATATTGAAGAAGAATGTAAAATATTTGTTGATGCTTTATCTAGTGCATTATGGGATAGTGAAGCAAAAGAAGATACAAGGCTTGATGATTTTACAACAGATATAGATACAATCGATGCTTGGGAATATTCGTGGTGTCGATTTATAAGACAAATAAATGATATGATAAATAGAAAAAGATTAGAAGGAGATTAATTTATGTTTAAAAGTATAATAAAATATATCTTGAATAATATTTTCAAGGTTAAAACACAAACAACTGATAAAGAAATAAATGATAATAGTAAATATGCTTTATCATACGAAAGCATAGATGATATTAATTTTGATGCTATATTTAGTAATAAATTAGCAAACTATACAATTAGTGATAGTAATATGAATATTGAAGGAGATAATGCCAGAACCGAATTATTAAACAAAGTAGGGCAAAGTTTATGGAAACAATTTAAAAAAGTCGTTTCAATGGGTTTTGGTTATGGTGGAATTGTAATTGTTCCTTATGTAAAGGGTGGCAAATTATATCGTTCATTAGTTCCACAAAATAGATTTACTATTGATGAGACTGATGGGGATTTGATTACAGGGGCAACAATTTTAGCAGAAAAGAAAGTAATAAAAGGTACAGTAGGCGAAGAAGTTTATTTAAGATGGACTAACTATAAAATAGAAAATGGTAATCTTACAATAACACAACAGTATAGTGATAAAAATGGAAATAAAATACCTGTGCCTGATTTTTGGAAAAATATACAAGAAGTTCAAACTATTACAAATGTTGATAGATGCCCATTTGGTTTTATTAAATCACCAATTAACAATCGTAAGCAAAATGATAAGTATGGTGTGCCTATAACTTATGGTTGTGAAGCAACAATACTTGAAATAAAACAAACAATGAAGCAAATGATAAGAGAATATCAACTTAAAGAATGCTTTGTTGGTGCAGATGTTACTTTGTTTACAAATAATGAAGTTTTATCAAAAAATGGTTTATTTAAAAAAGTTGATGCAGGCAAAGATGACTTCTTTGAAGTATTTGATCCACAATTTAGAGATTATACAACAAGGCTACAAGAACTTTATAAAAGACTTGAACACGAAGTTGGTACATCTTATGGAATATTAAGTGAAGTAAATACACAAAATGCAACTGCAACTGAAATAAAAAAAGCAATGTATGATACATTTTGTATAACAGATGATATGAGGTCAAACATTGAAAAAGGTTTAGAAGATTTCTTCTATGCTTGTAATGTTTTAGCAAATGCTTATAATTTATCACCACAAGGCAATTACGATTTAAGTTTTGAATGGAGTTATAGTTTATTAGAAGATACACAAACAGAATGGTCTCAAATGACTTGGGCAAATAATAAAGGTATTATTGATGATGTTGAAGTAAGACAATGGCTAAAACCTGATGAAACATTAGAAGAAAGTCAAAAGGCTATTGATGAAATAAAAGCAAAACAACCTAGTATTGAAGATATGTTAGGAACAAAAAATGAAGAATAGGTAGGTGATACCTATGGCAAAACAAATAACTGAAGAAGAAATTGATTTATTAATTGAAAGATTAGTAAGTAGAGTTAATAAAGCCAATGAAGTGTTCTTATTAAATATTGGCAAATATATAAAAGAAATTAAAAACTTATCACCAAGTAAAGCCTACCAATTAGTGCAAATTTTAAAATATGGTGGCAATTTTGATGAGATAATGGAAAAAATAATGCAATATTCTGGAATGAATATTCAAGATGTCGATGCAATATTCTCTAATTATGCAAAAAGAGACCAATATTTCTACGAAAAGTTTTACAGGTATAGAAATATACCTTTTATACCTTTCGAGCAAAATACAGCCTTAAAATTGCAAACTATGGCACTCGCCAATATTGTTAAAGTAGAAATGTATGATTATTTTAGAGAAAATGTGCTTGGTTATAGTATAAAAGATGCCAAAGATAATATCGTTTTCAAAGGAATGAAAGATGTTTATAATGAAATGTTAGATACAGCATTATTGAATGTAAGTCAAGGCAAAGAAACATTTGATAGTTCTATGAGAAAAATATTAAACGAAGTTGGAACAAGTGGTTTAAAAACTATTGATTATAAAAGTGGTAGAAGTGTTAGATTAGATAGTGCTTTACGAATGCACTTAAATTCAAGATTAACTGAATTACATAATGAAAATCAAAAAATATTTGGCGAAGAGTTTGGTGCTAATGGAGTAGAAGTTACACATCATATAAATGCTGCACCAGACCATATTAATACTGTTGATGGAAAACAATTTGCTTTAATTGATAAAATACAAGAACAAATAAATAATGGAATAGAAACAAAAATAAAGCAAGATGACATAAGAGGAAATCAAGTAAAAGTAGATGGTAAATGGTATGATGATTTTAATGCTATAAATAATGCTTTACAAAGACCTGTTTCTGAATTAAATTGTAAACATAAAATATTTTCAATAATACTTGGTGTTAGTGAACCTGAATATACACAAAAAGAATTAGATGAAGATAAAAAAGAAAATATAGATGGTTTTAATTTTGAAGGCAAACACTATTCAAATTATGAAGGCACACAATTGCAAAGGCAATTAGAAAGAGAAGTTAGAAAACAAAAAGATACTCAAATATTGGCTAAAGCAAGTGATAATAAAGAATTAATTGCAACCTCTCAAGATAATATTACTAAACTCACTCAAAAATATAAAGAATTATCTAAAATAAGTGGATTACCCACATATATGAATAGAATGAGAGTTAGTGGCTTTAAAAGGGTTGCAAAAAGTAAATTAAAATGATATAATTAAATTGTACAAGTGTTTGGCTGAAAGTATGATGAAGTACGGTAGTAAGGGTCTTGAAACTGGACAACCAATACCTATTGGCTATATTTGAAGGAAAATAAAGTATAGAAGGTTTTTTCGCACTTTGTA